GGAGGTGATTGAATGCCTTATGCAACAGCAGAAGAGTTGTCGGAATACCTTGACGTTCCTGTTGAGGATCTCCCGATAGAGGAAGAGCGGTGGCGCAAGAGGGCTTCCGAACTTGTCGACTATCTTGTGATGAGAGAACCGACCACGGATGATGAACTTGAAGCCGCCAAGCTTGCTGTTTGCGCACAGGTTGAGTTCTGGATAAAGATGGGCGAGGAAGCATCCATTGTCGGTGTGCCAAAATCATTTCAGATTGGTTCTTTCCAAGCTAACTATGGAGACCAGGCAGGAGACACGGTGATTTCTGATGTTTCGCAAAGGGTATATCAATACCTCCTGCAAGCCGGTTTACTGTATCGGGGAGTTGGTCTTGTATGACCATTAAAATTCCCAATTGGCTGATGAGAGACGAAGCCAAGGTCGAACCGAAAGAAGACGAAGGTTCATACGGTCCAATCTACGGCGATAAATTTACGCTCAAAGGACACTTTGAGAAAGGCTTCCGCAAGGTCGTTGACAGGGATGGACGTGAAGTGGTGGCTTCGGCGACGTTTATTACAGATGGACCCATTGCAAAACCCGAAGACAAGGTGACGGTACTTGGTGAGGTTTACAACGTGATTGACTCACAAAGCGTACGTCCGTTTGGGGAGCACCACCACTATGAAATCATGTTGCAGTCTATCGCCATTGAAGACGATGACGAAGAAAATGGGAATGATGACCCTTATGCTTAAATGGCACGGTAAGAAGATTAGCGAAGAAGCCGAACAAGGGATATACCAAACACTCGACGATGTTACCGAATTCCTCTTGGAAACGGCTAACCAAACAGCACCCTTGCGAGAGGGCACACTTAGGGCGAGTGGTTTCGCTTACGTTGACAAGGAAACCCTGACCGGCGTGGTGGCTTACGATACACCTTACGCCGCAGAGGTTCACGATGGACCCGAACGCAACTGGACAACGGAAGGAACGAGAGCCAAGTGGCTTGAATTGACCGCACAAGAACAGCAGAACCGAATCCGTGACTACATGTTAGACGGTATTCGGAGGTCGCTAAGGGGGTGACGCTTTGCTTATTGAAGACATCATGCAGTATTTGGACGATAAAGGGGTGGCAAGATACGAACCCGACGGAGATGGAACGGTTTTCATGGGTGAATTTCCTGCGTCACCTGACCATTGCATTGTTGTTCGTTCGACAGGCGGTCTTGGTTCGGACGCTAAGCTGCCATACGACAATCCCACGGTGCAAATAATGGTTCGGGGTAGGTCAGACCCACGACCGCCTTACAACAAAGCACGAGAGGTATATGAGACTATACACGGCCTCCACAGTCTGCAGATGGGGTCAACGTGGGTTATCAGTATCATAGCAGTACAATCTGAACCGGCAGAAATTGGCAAGGACGATAATGGACGTTACCGGTTCTCTCAAAATTATCAGTTTGAGGTCTACAACACGACGGAACAGCGTGAAGGGTAGGTGAAGACGTGCAGAAGGTACTAGCAAGAGGATGGACTCTAAGGGTAAAGGACGACCTTGACAACATGCTTGAGGTTAAAGGGTTAAACAGTCTCACGTTCGGGTTTTCGAAGGACGATGCAGAGACCACGGACTTCTTTTCGGCAGGTTGGTCCGAACATTTACCAGCAGAGCGAGCCAAGACATTGACGGCAGAAGGATACAAGCTGCAGGAGGTATATCCGACCTATCAGTTAAACCTTGGCGAAGCAGACGGTGGGACGTTTTTACTTGGCAACAATCAAGACGGATGGACAGACCCGATTCCATGGGACGCCGACGGATTGACCATTGAAGGCGAACTTGAGACTCTATATGGTGCAGCTAACGTTGTTTCGGTAGAAGCGAACGATGACTTCACTATTCTGTTCGACAAGGATTTTAAGGCGAGACTTGACGCTGATTTCTCCGAACTAGAGAATGCAGTTAGTCCGTTTATTATCCCTGTTGCATCGGCAGAAGAGGGAGAAAGAGACCCTGGGCAAGAACGAATCGAGGAACTGGACGGTATGCACGACGATGAAGGGCTTGGTGAGTTTGACCTAACAAGTCCAGGCGGCCAAACCAAGCAGTTTTTCGCATCTGTTAATCTGCAAGACATTGGCGGCAGCAACAATGAAGCCACTTCGTGGGGCGTAGAACTAACCCTTAATGGGGAAACAACAAAACTTTAGGAGTGATATAAGTGCCAAGGAAAGTATTAGCAAGAGGTTGGGAACTGCGAGTCGGTTCGACTAATGGTGACGGCGGTACTGAGGTCAAGGGAATCAATAGCTTTACATTTGCTTCCAATAAAGACGATGCAGAGACAACGACGTTCGATAGTGAGGGTTGGGCAGAACACCTTCCGGCAGAACGTGGTCGCTCTGTGACAATTGAAGGTTTTTACCTCGAAGAAGACAATGGCGACCGTGACCCTGGACAAGAAGAAATCGATGATTTGGGTGAATTGATGGGTCATGATGGTTTGGAAGAATTTACTATCAAGTCTCCTGGCGGAACAGAGAAGTATTTCATGGCATCGGTTAACCCTGCCGATGTTGGTGGCGGTAACAATGACCCTACTTCGTGGGGGGCTGAACTAACGATTTCCGGCAAGGTTGAGACTGTTTAGGAGGTAGCTTAACATGACGAAATATATCGATTTTGACCGTTATCTAGCGGAGAAGAACAACGAAGAAGTAATCATCAAAGCATTTGGTCGAGAACTGAAGCTACCGTCCGAACCCAGGGCATCTGTTGTCGTTAGTCTGAAGTCCATGAGAGATAAGGAAGGTGACGATGCGGATATTCCTGCCGAACAGGTGCTTGAAATGTGCGAAGCGACCATCGGCAAGGAAGAAATGAACTCCTTGCTTGAGGAAGGTATCAGCATCGTTGATTTAGAGTGGTTGATGACTAAAATCTGGGAAGTCTATACTCCGCAAAAAGGCGATGGTGAAGTAAAAAACGACTAGACATCCTCGAACATTGGGCTTTAGTCGAGGCTGACTTTCAACGGGAGTACGGGATGAACCTTGTCACGGAATTGGATAACATTTCTTGGCGGCGTTTTCTCGTACTCCTTGCCGGACTATCTCCTGATTCGGTCACCGTCCTGACCGTACGTTCGAGGAATGAGAAGAAGACACCGGACGAAGTGATAGAAGACGAACAACAAGCCGAAAGGGTGTTTGATAGGTGGTGATGACATGGCGTTAAAGGTTGGCGAACTATACACGACCCTTAAAATGCGCAAGGATGACTTTGACAAGGGAATGAAGACGGCAGAAAACAGGTCTAGCGGCCTCGCTACTGCGTTAAAAGTTGGTTTAGGGGGTGCAGTGGCGGCAGTTGGTGCTGCGTTCGTTGGCATGGCTAAAACGGGCTTAGACAATATGAGGGCCATTGATGACGCAACGAAGCAATTCCAAGTTGATACCGGTGCGTCTGCCGAGGAAGCAGAGCGATTCGCAGAGACGATTCAAGACATGCACAAAGTTAACACCGACTCTTACGAAGAGATTGCCGCTGCCGTGACACAAACTAGGCACTCTTTTGGTGACTTGGGCGATGAGACGGAAAGCGTCACACAGCAGTTTATGGATTATGCCAAAGTCACGGGAGAAGACGCAGTCCAGGCTATCGACACTCTTTCCAACGGCTTGGATAATTGGGGTCTAGAAGCTGAAGACGCATCAAGGGTTATGGACACTATTGTTGCCGTGGCGCAGGAAACAGAGGCTTCTGCTGGCTCTCTACAGGACGCTTTAACGGACCTTGCACCGCAATTCAAGGCAATGGGTATGTCTATAGAAGAGTCTGCGGCAATGCTGGGGCATTTTGAATCACAGGGATTCGGTGCAAGAGAGGTTTCGAGGCTTCTCCGTCGTAGCTTTGACCGCATGAAAGACCCGACGGATTCACAGAGAGAATCTTTGGAAGCATTAGGTATTGAGTTCGACGAAACAGGCCAAGTCATGGGCGGCGTTGAGGGTGGAATGGAGCAGTTAATCTCTGCCTTGTCTGATGGCGAAGTGTCTGCTGATGATATGGGCCACGTAATGGATATTTTAGGGCAGAAGATGGGTCCTGATTTCGTCGCTGCTTTAGATGGTGCCGAGGGCGGCATGGATGACTTGATGAAAATCATTGAAGACAGCGAAGGCACGGTCGAAGAAGCAAGCGACATTTACGACAAACAACTTGGCGAGCGTTGGGAACTCATCCGCAGACAGTATCTTGAACCGTTTATGGAAACTTTAGGAACTGTACTCATAGGTATCTTGGAAGATGTTCTTGATTTTGTCGAGAAATGGGGTCCGCACGTTGGCGCAGTTTTCGAACGCATGTCCGAATTCGTCGAAGGTATCTTCGGCGACGGTGGGGAAATGGACGGAACAATGTCCGACCTGCAAGACAACTTCGGGAAAGCGTTTGAAACCATACAGCAGATAGTAACGACTGTGTTGACAGGCATTCAAACGTTTTGGGATGCTTGGGGCGAAGAGGTTATTCATATAGTGACCAACATCTTTGACCTTCTCACCGACACAATATCGAACGCTCTCGACTTGATTCGAGCGGTGTTCCAGGTGTTCGAGGGTGCCTTTACCGGTGACTTCGAAATGATGAAAGACGGAGTTATATCGATTTGGGAAGCACTATTTAACCAAGTCATAAGCATATTTGAAACCTTGTGGGATATTGTTGATGGTATCGCAGGAGAGCAGATTCGCTCCCTTGTCGGATGGTTTCAGGACATGTACGAGACGGCGACAGGGTTGTTTGAGTCGATGGTTGAAGGCGTTGCTGACGCTCTTAATCCATTAAGTAGCGTAGTAGACGGCGTAAAGGGTTTTGCTGATGGTGTAACCGACGTCTTCGGCGGTCTATATGACACCGTTGTTGGAAATTCAATCGTACCTGATATGATGGACCGTATCGAAGATGAGTTTTCGAGTAGCTTTGACCGAACGTTAGGATGGACTTCGCAATGGGCCGATGATATGAAGGCTAAAATGGCAGAACTCGCAGAAGAACGGGCGAGATTCGAAGACGAATGGTCGGAACGAGTCTTCAGGCAGACCGCCACAGAGACAGAGAGAGTCCAAGCACAGTATGATGAAGCCATTGCTGAGGCTGAAAAGATTGGCGCAGATACCACGGATATTCACGAGTACTATGGCAACGAACTGAACTCCATCCGTGAGCGACAACGACAGCAAGACCTCGACAACGCAATTAATAATCTTCGGCAATGGCAGCAGGAACGGGAAGAAGATATTGACCACGCCCTGGAGGTGCGGCGTGAGATTGCAGAATCCCGCATGGACGTTGCTAACGAGGAATACCAACGGGAACGAGAACAACAAGAAGACCTGTTCAACCAAGCGATGCAGGATTTACAACAGCACCATGGCGACCGAGAAGATGCATTACAGCAATGGCTTGACATACGCCGTGATGTGTCAGAAGACGAACGGCAGATTATTGCTAGGCAACAGCAGGCTGAACGTGAAGAACGTGAGCGCACATTCAATATCGCTATGCAGGCACTACAAGAACACCAGCAACAGCGACAGGCTGACATAAACCAAGCTATACAAGACAGGGCACAACAGGCCGAGGAAACCCGTCGTTTAGCGTATGAGGAGCAACAGGCCGAACGACAACAGACACAAGAGACGTTCGAGCAGGCTATGAACGCACTAGAACAACACAGGGAAGCACGACGTTCCGAGGTCGAACAACGTATCGAAATCGGGCGTTATACAACTATGGAGCATAACAAGCAAGTTGCTGAACGACAGAAGAGAGAGCGGGAAGCACTTGAACAGAATATTCGTGAATATCGCCGTTTTCAAGAACAGCAATCTGACTCACTCGACGAACATCTTGAGTACAGACAGCAACGGCACGAAGAGACCGTACTTGCTCAAATCATGGCAGAGCAAGAACACCGCAACATGGTTGAGCAGAACCTGTCCTTCCTCAAGACAGGGTTCGAGCAAGCGTTCGAAGGCATATTAACAGGAACCATGACGGTAACCGAGGGTTTTCGCAGCCTTTGGTCTTCTGTGCTTAGTGAGATTATTAGTCAACTAGCGCGAATGGCAGCAAGCCGTGTTTTTCAATGGATTGTAGGCGGTGCCATGGGTCTAGGTGGCGGAGGTGGTTTGCTTGGTCTTGGCGGCTTCTTAGGTATCTTTCACAAAGGGTTAGGGGCCGGACAAGTGCCAGGTCCGAGAGGCGCAGAAGTTCCTGTTCTTGCTAAAGGCGGGGAAATGTTTGCTTATCCTTCACAGTTGGCTGCTATGGCTGCAGGAATGGGCGGTGGAGGCCACAGAACAGCAAACATCACGCTAGATATTGACGGTAAGACAGTCGCAAGGGCGGTCGAGCAACCGCTTGCTGACAGGGTAAGGGTGAAAGGCGGTGTACGTTACTAATGGAATTCTATATCAACAATGAAAGGGTTCCGGCGCTAACGGACTCCTTGGACTTGGAGGACGAAATCGAATCTCGTTCTCCTTGTTCCTTCACCGTCCGTGACGTTCAAAATCAATATGAGTTTTTGCGTGGTATGCCTGTTCGTATCGAAAACAACGGTGAATTGTTGTGGCAGGGGTACCTTGAAACGTCTGACAAGATACCTGTTCGCATAGGTGGCAACAACTTCTTTCACGCCGTTGAGTGCGTGGACATGCACTTTTTAGCGGACAAACGCAGAGTCGCAATTGCACAGCGTGACGTAAAAGCTGGTGACGTTGTTAAGCAAATTGCTATCCAATACCTTAAAGACGAAGGTGTACAGGTGTTCGATGAAAACATCGACGTGACAGAGACAACGGCGGCTGACTTTGGCACCGGTGAAATATACAATTTAGAGGTGATTACATGAGTATTTTAGGCACGCTTGAAGACTTAATTGTGCAACGCAACGGCGAACTTGCAATGAGAGTTGAAGAATCTGGAACTATAAGAGCCAGATTGCGAGAAATCGCTATGGCTACCGCTCCCCTTTACGCCGGGTTAGTCAAGATGGGAACGTTGACTTACAATGGCACGGAACTCCCACGGCCTATCAGACCATGGCGTAGCGACGAATCGTTCCCGATATTTCGGCATGATGAAGAGACAAACTCGACTGTCTCTTTTAGCGGGAATGACATTGAAATCGCCACAGGGCTTTTCGATGTGGAAATGCTTAGGGTTGGCGATGAAATAACCGTCTCGGGTAGCGCAAATGGAAACGACGGCACCTATACCTTAACGGCTAGAACTAGCGAAAAATTAACCGTAGACGGCACCGCGTTTACAACGGAAACAGCAGGAGCGGATATTGGCATAACAGCTGCAGGAGATATACCCTCAAGACAGGGAACTAATCTTGACGGCTATGCAATCACGGACACGTCCAGCGATCCTGAAAACGTCCTACAGTGGCATATGTTTTACGATTTAATCAACGGTAAGCCTAGTGTGGTACTGATTTCTGACCGAGGAATCGTGGCTAATTTGTCATGGAATCACATCAACGGGAGTGATTTCGTGTTCGGCAAAACACAAGCGGTCGACGGTCAGGACTACCTATGCCGGG